CAGAGCGCCAGCAACACCACCTGCAATTCCATAAACAATTATTTCACCTGTTGATACAAATATTACCAGGTAATCTTCTTGCCCAGAACCTGAATCTACTGTCCAACCTTCAATATCAACAGCATAGCCACCAGTTTTAACATTATATCCATAAGGTATTATTTTAGGAATATTGGTTGTAATGGTTGTTTGACCTGATATTGCATAAATGCCACTATAAGAATCATCTGCTGTTGATGGAATTAAATATAGATGAAAACTATCTTTAAATATAAAGGCTGTATATCCTGCAATTTGAGTTAAAGCAATAGTCTTAAATGATGACATTATATTAGAGTCATACATTAATACTCTTTCTAAAATAATATTATTAGCATAAGCAGAAGGGTTAGTAGGAGTTGCTCCTTCAAATGGCTGAACTGTTAAGATAAATCCATTTACAGACAAAACAACACACTTAACATACTTTATAACACTAGCAACAGTATAGTTTAAAAGTATAATTTGTCCTGATTTAAAAGTTAATGTAGTATATATGGTTCCAGGGTTTATAGTGACTATTAAAGTATTAGCTATTGTTCCTGACGTAACTGCATTTATAGGAACTGCAAATGGGTTAACATCTGTTGTATTGTCAGCTTTTAGTTTAGTTGCAACAACATGATAATTGCCCCAATGTCCATTTTGTTGATAAAATGGAATATAGTCTGTATTAGGGTTTACAACAGTATTTATTTTAGTATAAACTCCTAAAACTAAACTAGATAATGCTGTAGCATCAACTTGAGTTCTATTAGTTCCTTTGAATAAATTATTATTAACAATGTATTTGACAATATTACTGCTTATTTGAAAATTAGCAATATTTTGAATTCCATCACCATTAGATGAATCAACTATATAATATTTGCTATCAATAGCTTTAATTAGTTTAAATATTCTAGTATTACTATTTACTTCTTCGTAAACTATAAGAGTGTTAATTGTACTATAATTCTCATCATATGAATTGTCTAATATATCATAACCTAATCTTAACTGTAGGGTTGTTGGTGTAGGAAAGAAATTAACGCATTCTATGCAGAAACTAGGATCCATATTAGTTATGGAATCTACATAGTTTAATCCTTTATTAGGAGTTGGTATGTTAATTGTTCTACCAGACATACTAAAATTTACTTACAAAGGTTGTATAGCCAGAATCAGGTATATTATTCCAAGATATAAATGGATTAGCCAAATCAGGCGATAATGATAGGTTTTTAAGCCCTGAATCATTTGCTTGAGCAATATTAAGTAATTCATTAAATTCCCTATATAAAGCATCAGTTTGTAGCCCCTTTATTGAATATAACTTATACTTAACAAATGCAATAATTAATCTATCATTAAAAAACACAATATCACTAGGAAATTGTATTTTATACTTATAAGTTGGTAAGTTAGCAGTTGTTGGATTTGTTGTTTTTTCAAGTTTAGTGCCACACCAGCCATTAGATTTATAAACAAATGTTAATTTTTCATTAGTATTATAAGATGGATAAACATTAATGCTGTTATTAAATATAGCCCATCGAATTCTAGGCGCTGTTGCTACAAAACCATTAACCAGCCATGCCCATTCTTGCTCGGTAGTTGGTCCTATTAATGGAAAGTGCCGGGTATAATCCCAACCTGTCCCATCTATTAAACTTGTGTAGTCATTAGGTAGTGGAAATCTAACTTTAGATAATACTAAATTTGTTGGTAAATTATTAGTATTTAGCACATAAGGTACTTGTGGAATAAATTTAAGTTTGTAATCTCCTTGTGTGATAATATCACTAGCATAAATTACTCTTGTATATGGATAGCTTTGATAAATAATGTTACTAGGATTATCTTCATCAATAATAGGTGTAGTAACTACATTGTAATCAACTATATTGCCATTTTCATAAGCATAATAAAATTCACCTGTAATTGGATATGGTCCACTAACAATAAAGGTATCTCCTTCCCAAGTACCTGTAATATTAATTGATGATGTTTCTATATATATTGGTCGTCTTAATATCTGCCAATCGTAATTTTGACATAATTGTTGCCCTGCTGCATTTAAAATACTAACTACTTGATTAGTATTAAAATCTTTAGCAAATGCTAATCCTTCATTAATTGTATTAGGTCTAGGTAAACCAAGCTCATCAAGCGCTTGGTTTAGAATATCTAGACAACTTATTTGACTGTTGATTGACTGGTTGGATAGACTCATCTTCTTTTATTGATTTTTTCACTTCATCGGTTATTGAATTCATTACTTTTCTTTGTAATAAGAAATTATTAGCTTTATCTTTTAACACTAATCCATTAATGCCAATAGATGATGTTATTGCGGTAGCATTAGTATCTGACATACTAGCAACTTGGTTAACGGTGTCATATCCCATAGCAGATAACATATCACATTGTTTTTTGGTTACAAATGCCCATTCATTTAATGGAAATCCAACTAATTGCTTACTATCTTCATCTTTATTTTCAGATGCTTGATATATTTTCCATTGTTTTTTATACCTCATAATGTCAGATGGCGTAACTGCTCTACATATAACATTAGGTATACCTGCTTCATTAGGTATTACTATTTCAATAAAATCAGCTAAATAAGTTAAATACTTACCATTATCTAAAGCAACTGAATCATCGGTTTCAACTTTCTTAAAAAATCTTACTCTTAAAACTTCATCACCTTTAAATGCGTGATTAGGAATTTCTTCCATTACATCAAAAAAATTATTATAATTTAGGGTCATATTTGTTTATAGTTAATATGCCCACATTGCTATGGGCATGTATTTATTGCATTATTACTTCTTACTTTTAGATAAAACTTCTTCTGTTGGAGCATTTCCAGATATTAATTTTAACCAGTAGTAATCTCCAACTGTAATTACAAATGAAGTGGCTGGAGAAACCAGAGCGCCATTATAATAATTAGCTGGTGCTACAACTTGCCAACTACTTGCATCATAAACAGCATTAGCAGTTCCTGTTACTACAGTACCTGGCGTTCCATCAACAAATCCTCCAAACGTATAAATCTTTGTAGAACCTGATACAGCTCCAGTTAAAGTTGCCGTATAAAGGTCATTTGGTCCTGAAGATACATACACAGCAGTTCCATTTGGATAAGTTGGTACAGTTAAAATACCAAGAGCACTAGCTGATGTTCCAGCAGTTATCGTAGCACCACCTGTTGCAAACGTACCATCATATCTAGCCAACATATATCTAAATCCATCAGAACCTTGAACTTGTCTTAAAAGTGGTCCAGATGATAAGGCATACAATGGATAAGTAAAACTAGATACAGCTGCGGTTAAACCAATTGCATTAGCAAAAGGAGCTCCTGTTAATGCTAAATCTTTTTGATAGATAATTCCACGAGATAGTAAATCATTTAACTCTGGAGTTAAGCTATAAGCAAAAGAACTTACATTTTGATTTATATTTACATAATTTGTCATATATTCTCCTTAATTTAACTTGAGTAACCAGTTAATGGTGCATAAATAACTCCTTGCAAGAATTGATTACTGCAAGTTAAATTACCAGCCCATAACATTGTTTCTACGACAGCATCTTGATTAACTGACATTCTTTCACCTAATGGCTTAAATTGACAGTCAACATGTGGTCTAAAATGAATATAGTCTGTATTTAAACAATACATTGTATAATAATCTTCTTGACCATATGCTCCTAGTGATGGAGTGCCTGTTTCTGCTGTTGTAATATTTAATGGACCAGCATAACCGCCACCTAATACTACATCACAAGAAGTACCACCACCATAGAATTTAAGAGAAGCAAATCCTAATGCACCCATCTTTTCATCAGTTATTCTTTGAATAGCTTGTGTAGATTTAACATATTGAGCATACATATAGCCACCAGCAAGTATCAAATCACACTTATCACGACCTCTTGTTAACTGCAACGTTACATTAGTCATAATATCTGGAGCATTAACGCTAGCTGTTCCTGGAACTCCTCCAATAAATCCTGATGAAGTTGCTCCTGTAGAACCAGTTGGTGGCACATAACATCCAAATGGTCTCCAGTATGTCCAAGAACTCCTATCAATTCCACCATAAACTCCTGTAGCAATATATTTATATTGCAATTTTGATGCTGCAGAAGAATAAGGTCTTGGTATCATACCAGATAAACCATCAAGATTTTTACCGCCATTACCTGAGCCATCACCATAAAGGTCTGTAGATAACTTGTTCCTTAATCTTGCTTCAGATATTTCCATTCTTGAATCAATTAAAGACATCATTTTCTCTTTACCAGAGTTAATTAATCTTTCTCTACCAGAAATGGTTATTGAAGCTGCATATTGTTTAAGTAAAAATTGAGCAGCTGATATTGGACTATCTGGAGCAATATTTAATGCTTCTGAACCTGAATACGAACTAACATTAGAAGTATTTGGATC